TCTATTATTGGCCAACATAATGATCCAATGATATTGTGCATTACCATAAATCTTTTCTGCAATAATTTCTGGTGTTTCACCATCAACAATATCATACTCATCATACACAGTTACGTTTGCTAATAGATCTCTACGAAATCGAATGTTACGTGTAACATCTTTCATAAGAATAGCTTTTGTTATTGTTTTAGAAGATTCGTAAGGAGTAGAGATTGTAACTGTTGGTGCAGCAGTATAGCCAACTCCAGCAGTAAGAATTCTAATTTCAGTTATAATGCCATTAACAATAACTGCTTCTGCAGTAGCTGTTACGCCTGAAATACTTTGCGGTGGGCTAAAATTGATAATGGCAGAAGTGTATCCAGTTCCACCATTTGTTACATTAATTGAAGATACAATACCACCAGATATATTTGCAGTAGCAAAGGCTGGCAAGCCACTACCCTTTTGAGTAGTAATATCAAATTCGTATAAGAAATCTGGAAAATCTTTAAAGTACATTATAGACCATCCTTAACTTTATCTTTGGTTAGTAGAGCCAACTCACGGAAGTTTAATGTAACATTCATTTGTGTAGACATACCGTTGTTAAACGTAGTAAACAAACCATTTGGTGTATAGTTGATACTCATTTCAGTAAGAACACAAGAAGTATGACGATGAATATTTCTATTTTCTAAACTACCTTGATAATACATAATATCAAATTCTGATGGGTAAATGTAAAGAAAGTTATTAGTATCCTTAAATTCAGGATGCATGTGGTACTTAAACTCTTGAATAATATTCATCACATTCTTAGCTTCAGTTTCATTCCTTGGAAAGAATTGATAATCAAACTGAAATGTTCTAAAGTCAACACCTTTAAATACTTGTTCTTTTTTAGGATTTGCTGCTAATCCAAGTGCAGCAGAAGCAGCACCAGCATTTGGTCCTTTTGATAATGCTAAGTTTGATATAATTGCAGCACCAACACCAGTGACATCGCTGTCTTTTCCTTTAGTCATGAGTGCTTTTAATCCTTCTGTACCAAGAGCACCTGCAGCAGCGATCATTGCAGTATCATCTTCTGAGTACTGTACACCGTATCTAATTTGTAGCTGATTCGGCACGTGTAAAGCAATTGCTGTTTTTAATCTTTTCTGAGAACGAGTAGCATCTGGTGCTTGAGTGGCAGCAACTCCAACACCAACTGTGGCTACGTTTGCCAAGGCAACACCTTTTGCTGCACCTCCAACGCCACCACCAAAACCAATACTACCACCAACTGCACCACCTAAGGTATTAACTAGCGCATTAGATCCAACTAATCCACCTTTAGTGAACCCTTGTGCAATCAGATCTCCACGATCTCTTGCTGGAAAATCATCTACTGTTTGTGCTTTATCTTTTGTTATTAACTTAGATTCTGTGGCTACGTTGATATAGAAAATAGCATAGTTACCACCGTACCTACCATCTGGAGCCATAAGATCCGAAGGATAGCTATAGTTGGTAATATCGTATTTTCCGTCTTCGAACTTATTAGCACCACCTCTTGGGGTGTATAGATTCGGTTTTTGCGGTTGAGTAGCTGGGTTATTATCTACTTTTCTTGTATCAGCTTGACTAGCCATTTTGTACCTTTAACCTAAATAAATGGTGGTTATTTATTCCTAATTACTTATTTATGTTCCATAAAAGAAAGTTCCTTCCAATATTTCCAGAAAAATACACAGGAGATCCAACTAACATCATTATGAGGTCTAGTTGGGAAACACTGTTTGCATCTTGGTGCGACAAAAACCCTAGTATTGTAAAGTGGAGTTCTGAGGAAACGATTATACCATATCGTTGTCCTACGGATGACCGCATTCACAGATATTTTGTGGACTTTAAGATTCAAGTTCGATCTAAAGATGCTGCTCTTAAGACTTATCTGGTAGAGGTAAAACCACAAAAACAAACAGTGCCTCCAATATATCCAGGAAAACGAACTCAAAGATATCTAACTGAGTCTCTAACCTTTTTAAAAAACCAAGCTAAGTGGAAATCTGCAACAGAATACTGTAAAGATCGTGGTTGGGAGTTTAAGATTATAACTGAATATGAGTTGGGGTTGACACCTAAATAACTAATATGGCTACAACTTCTAAAAACCTAAAAGACGTTTTTGAACGAAATCAGTACGATTTGCTGACTTCGGTTAGAAAGTCACGTGCTTGGTTCGAGCAACAGGTACTTATTATGAGTAGACAACAACTTACTCCCCAGAGAGTGCTACAAGGTAATCCTGAGCAGTTGACGACCAGAGTATTACCTGGATTTATGTATATGTTTGCCTATGATCCAAAGGGTAAGGCAGAACTACCATACTATGATAAATTTCCCCTAGTTCTTCCATTTCGTAAAACACCAGATGGTTTTATAGGACTAAACTTACACTATTTACCGTATCAGCTGCGTGTTATGCTTCTTGATCAACTGTTGGTATTTAAAAATAATTCCAAATTAGATGAAACTACTAGAATCAAGTATTCTTGGCAACTTATTGATGGGGCATCAAGATACGCTGCAGCAAAACCTTGTGTTAAACAATACCTTACTGGTCATGTTAGATCTCAATTTAGACAAATAAATGCTAATGATTGGGCAACCGCTATGTTACTTCCAGTTGAAAGATTTGTGGGAGCAAGCAAACAAGAAGTCTGGTCAGACTCCAAAAAACTAATGAGAAGATAATTTATAGCAGAAATTAAAAAAGGTGCTTTGGCAAGAAACAATAGATATGCCATTTCGTTCACCCCTCCCACTAACGTACAAAAAGCATACCTTGCAGGAGTAGAACCATCTACGCTTAGAAAAACTATTCTATTCTGTGATCAAGTACAACTTCCAGGGCTAAACTTATCAACTGTTCAAAATAGAACATTTGGTGAATTTAGAGAAACTCCTTACGAAAAGTTATTTGATAATATTACTATGTCGTTTTATGTAGACAACGATATGAAAGTTAAATCATTATTTGATAATTGGATGGCTAGCATTCAAGATCCTACCACCAGAACATTTAGGTATTATGATCAATATACAACCGATATGACTATTGAAGTTCAAGATATCAATGACAAAACAAGATATCAATGTAAACTGTTTGAGTGTTATCCAAAAACAATTGGTGCTATTCAAATGGACTATGCCAGCAAAGATATTATGAAACTAAGCATAACTATGCAGTACAAATATTGGACGGCAGAACCTAAATCAGTACTACCAAATGATCAAACAGTAAGTACTGGAATGATCGATCGTTTCACCAAAGACTTTACTGGATTTCAACAGTCTTTGAATAATGTTATTGGTTCTAACGCTGGTAATTTTGTTACTGGTGCAATTGGTTCATATGGTGTGACAAAACTTCCTGGATTGTTAAAATTCTAATGAATCACGAAAGTTGGTTAAACAGCAAGTGGCGTCCCATGATGGGATGGATGTACATGGTTGTTTGTATAACTGACTTTATTATTTTTCCAATTGCATGGTCACTCTTACAAGCATCGGCTCAGGGGGTGGTTACTAATCAGTGGGATCCGCTAACACTTAAAGGTGCTGGTCTTTTCCATATGGCTATGGGTGCTGTTCTTGGAATTGCTGCATGGTCACGTGGACAAGAAAAAATTGCAGGAGTTATTTCAGACCAATCTGCTGATACACCCATAAATAATAATTTGGAAGATACACCTGTTCGTAATACTAGGAATGACTAATGAAAATAGATGATAGTTTGTCTGAAGTTTTTGATGTTCAATCAACACCACAGACAGAAGTGATTGCACGTGATGGCGAAATTATCTCTGCGGGTAATACCAAGATAGAAGATGACTTTGATACTTCTCGTAATAACCTTCGTATACTGCTACAGCAAGGACAAGAAGCACTACAAAAGTCTCTAGACGTTGCTATGCAATCTGAGCACCCACGTGCCTTTGAAGTTGTGGGTAACTTAATGAAACAACTGGCTGATATCAATCAACAGTTGTTAGACTTACATCAACAGAAACAAAAATTAGATGAACCATCTAAAGCTGAAAAGGCTAAACAGGTTACGAATAACAATGCTATCTTTGTGGGTAGCACTGCTGAATTGAATAAGTTAATCAAGAATATGGCTAAAGGAGAATAATTATGGCATTACCAATGATGAATACACCAACTTATAATTTGGTGATTCCTTCGACTGAAACAAGTGTTAAATATAGACCATTTTTAGTTAAAGAAGAAAAAGCATTACTGATCGCACAGCAAAGTGAAGATCTAATGGTTATGATTGACACTCTAAAGGG